GTAATTGGATATGATTGGGACGAAGAACTTTACTACGTTCTAGATGAATACTTAGACGCGGAACGCACCACTGAGCAACACGCAAAAGAGATTCAAGATATGATAGTCAAATGGGATATAGACTACATATTTATTGATAGTGCCGCTCAACAAACTAGATTTGACTTTGCACAAAACTACGACATCTCTACTGTTAATGCTAAGAAGTCCATATTAGATGGTATAGCACATGTAGAATCAGTAGTAGATAATGATAGGTTAAATGTAGACGTTAAATGTGAGGAAACACTACAAGCTTTAGACCAGTATCAGTGGGACCCCAATCCCAACTTACTCAAAGAGAAGCCCAAACACAATAGAGCGTGTCATATGGCGGATGCTATCCGCTACGCACTTTATTCGTTTGAAACAACCTCAACGGGGTTCTAATGATACATCTAAAAAATAATAGTTGACTTCTCATCTTAGATTGGATATAATTCTGGTATCAAAAATGGATTTAAAAAGAGACATCGTAAAGTACATAAGAGATAAAGCAAAAAATCAATACGAAAAAGCAGAAGAATGTTATATTTGTGGCAAAACTATCACCTTAGACTTTCATCACTACTACACATTGAGTCCCTTAGTACACGACTATGTAAAGAAAAATAATTTACTCCCGAAGAATGTACTTTCTTTTCGCGAGGATTTTATTGAAGCGCATCGGGCAGAACTCTATGATCATACAGTAACCCTGTGCCATGAGCACCACCTACACCTACATTCAATATATGGTAGAAACCCAACCCTCGGAACAGCAAAAAAACAAGAACGTTGGGTAGAGATTCAGAGAGAAAAACATGGCATGGTATGACAGATTAATAGGACGAACCCAAGAAAAAGAAGAGGATTTAGAAAAGCTAAATCCAATTCAGCAATACTTTGGGTTACAGTCACAATCATCAAGAGAGTATACCCAAAGTTATGAAACATACTATGAAACCCTGGAAGTAGTAAATCGCGCCGTAAATTTAGTAGTAGATGATGTTTCTGAAATTCCCTTCATCGTAGGTGGAAATGTCGTAAAGGGATTTGTTCCGGGGATAAAAAGGTCTAAAGTAGACTTACTTTTAAACAAAGAACCTAATCTTTTCCAGGACATTAGTTCTTTCAAGCGTAATCTTATAACTGATTACATTTTAGACGGGAATATTTTTATTTATTTTGATGGTGCGCATCTTTACCATATTCCCGCAGATAAGGTAACTATTCATGGAGACTCAAAAACTTTCATAGATAAGTATACTTATAATGAGGTAAACTATACTCCTAAAGAAATCATTCACGTAAAAGAAAATTCTTTTCACGATATGTATCGGGGAGTGTCTAGGTTAAAGCCTGCGGTACGCACTATGGAACTAATGACAAACATGCGTCAGTTCCAAGATAACTTTTTTAAGAATGGAGCAGTTCCTGGTTTAGTACTTAAAAGTCCTAATACTTTATCTGAGAAGATAAAAGAAAGGATGATTCAGTCTTGGACTGCTAGGTATCGTCCAGATGCAGGAGGTCGTAGACCCCTTATACTTGACGGCGGCATTGAGATAGATAAGATTTCAAATATAAACTTTAGGGAACTTGACTTTCAAGATGCTATTTTAGAGAACGAAAAGATTATTTTAAAAGCAATAGGTGTTCCGCCAATCATGTTAGACTCGGGGAACAATGCAAACATTCGTCCTAATATGCGAATGTACTACTTAGAGACTATATTACCTATTGTAAGAAAGTTAAATTATGCACTGTGTAGGTATTTTGGATATTCGGTTGTAGAAGACATATCAAATATTCCTGCACTGCAACCAGAGCTTCGAGACCAGTCACAATATTACTCTTCATTAGTAAATAGTGGTATTGTCTCACCGAATGAAGCACGAACTAATCTAGGGTTTGACCCTCTTGAAGGTTTTGATGAGTTAAGAATACCTGCTAATATCGCAGGTAGTGCATCAAACCCCGACGAAGGCGGAAGGCCCGTTGAAGAGGAAGAAGATTAAATGGCTAGATTAAGTCAACAAAAAAGGTTAATAGAAGAGTTGGGAATGTTTTTTGCAGAAGTAGGATATGTCCCCAAACCTAAAGAATATGAGAGAATGACAGGTAGACCTCGATCTGCTACATTGAGAGAGATAAATCGGATTTTAGGCTCTTGGAATACTCTCATTAAAAAGATGGAAAAAGAATACCCAGATATTTGGGAGCTAATCCATAAGCCAGTAGAGAAAGAGTTGAGCCCTCTGGAACAGCTCTCAACTGCTACCGTAGAGGGTTAATATGACTACAAAAATCTTTAACCTTACGTCAACGTTTAAATCAGATGTTTCTGATGATGGAGAAATAAAAATTCGTGGTATGGCAAGTACTGCTGATTTTGATCGCGCAGGCGATAGCATTTCCCCGGAAGCGTGGGCAAAAGGTGGGTTAGATAATTTTACAAATAACCCAATTATCTTATTCAATCATGACTATAATCGTCCCATCGGAAGAGCTACAAAAGTAACTTCTGTAGATGGAGGACTGCATTTAGAGGCTAGAATTAGTAAAGCCGCTAAAGACGTAGCAGAGTTAGTTAAAGATGGTGTCCTTGGAGCCTTTTCTGTTGGTTTCCGAGTCAAGGATGCAGATTATGTAGAGGAAACTGATGGATTATTGATTAAGGATGCTGAATTGTTTGAAGTTTCGGTTGTTTCCGTGCCTTGCAATCAAGCAGCTACTTTTTCTTTGGCGAAATCTTTTGACTCAGTTTCTGAGTATGAAGAGTTCAAGAAAACTTTCACAAATCGTGTAGATCTAGCCGGTCAGTCTCTGGCTAAAGACGAAGATAATACTTCTAGCGTAGCTAGTGATGCACCGGACGGAGCGAATCTCGCTCAAAAGGAGATCCAAATGGATAATGAATCCAATATCGACTTGGAAGCTTTTGCTAAGAGAGTGGCGGAAGAAACTGCTGCTAAAGTTGCAATGAAGCAAGCCGAGCAAAAGGTAGCCGAAGAAAAGGCTGCCCAAGAACAAGCTGAGAAGGAATCTGCGGAAGCAGAGGCTCGATCTCAGCAAGAAGAGGAAGTCAAGCAGGCTATTGTAGTGGGTGTTGAATCCAATGCAGCTCGTTTGGTCGAAGATGTTCGTAAAGAATTCGAAAATGAAAAAGCGGACATGGAAGATGTAATTTCCAAATACAAAACTGACCTAGAAGAGAAGATGGAAGAAATCGAAGCTATGCGTAACAGCAAGCGAGACTTTTCTGGTCGTAAAGCTAATCTCAAAGAATACTCAAGTGACCTCTTGGGTGCTCATATTCTTGGTAAAATTACCAGAAAAGGGTATGATACGGATTATGCAAAAGAACTATTCGAAAAAGCAGGCGTTACCTATGATGCTACCTCTTCAGCAGGCATCGATGTAATGGTTTCCAGTGCTTTTGAAGAAGAAGTTCGTCAAGCACAAAAGGTAGCCCCTTTGTTCCGCGAGCTAGCGGTATCTTCAGGCGCAACGGTACTGCCGATCGCCCCCGATACTGAGCCCGCCAACTGGAGCACGGCAGGTGCAGAAACGGCAGCCAATAACTTGGAAGAAGCTGGTGCTTCTGACAATAACTACAACGTAAATCGCATTACGATGTTGGCATACAGACTGATTTCTAGTACTTTCATTAGTAATGATACGGACGAGAAAGTTGTTGTAACTTTGCTTCCGATCATTCAGTCTGCGTTGGCACGAGCCCACGCTATCGCTATTGACAAGGCTATCCTTGTTGGTGGTGGTTGGACCACGGGTCTTGTTGGTGCTTCTGGCACGGACGACACTAATGGTTATGCTACGGCGTCTGCTACTGCGGCTCTTGATGCTTCTGGTTCCGGCGAAGTTACCCCTGCTGTCCTCCTTGGTTTGAGGAAAGAAATGGGTAAATACGGACTAGACCCTTCTAGAGTAGCTTTTGTTGTTCCTACTGATGGTTATTATGAACTAATTGATGCTTCCGGTTTCACGGATGTTCAAGAAGTAGGAAGTGATTTGGCTACCAAACTGGTAGGTGTTGTTGGTAGTGTTTACGGTTCCCCCGTAGTTGCTACGGACCAACTCGCTCAGAACTTGGGCGCGTCTGGCGGGGCTACTACTACGGCTGCATTGGCTGTGAACGTAGATAACTATGTAATTCCACGCCTTGCAGGTGTTTCTATCGAAACGGATTACATTATTAAAGAGCAGCGCTCAGTTATCGTTGCATCTCAATCTTTGGGATTCAATGAACTGGTTGCTAACTCTGGAAGTAACGTTCCTTCAGTTCGATACCCTTACGTCTAATAAGGATACTAATCATGAGGGGCTCTCTAACCACAGAGGCCCCTCAGGGTTTTTACTAATTGAGTTATTATGGCAGATTTAGTTACTTTAGCACAATATAAAGAAGCGGAGGGAATATCCAGTCCTAAGGATGACTTACGCCTAAATACAATTATTCCTTCAGTGAGTCAATTGGTAAAAACCTATTGTGGAAATAGTTTTATAGATTACTATTCCTCAAACAAGACAGATACAGTATCTGTAGATTGGGATACGCATATAGTGCAACTTACAGAAAGTCCTGTAAATGCTATTGTTAGTGTACAAGAAAGAACCGCATATAGTTCTTCCTATACTACTCTTACAACTGGATCACAAGAATACTATCTTGATTTAAATACTGATAGTGTACTTAGGACTACAGGAAGTGGACTATATAAAAACTGGCCCCGTGGAGTGGGTGCAGTAAAAGTGGTTTATACTGCAGGATACAGTGCAGTTCCAGAAGATTTAAAACTTGCAGTTTTTGATTTGACAACGTACTACTTTAAGAATGAACATAAGGAACGACGGTCACTTGCGGGTGCAAGTATACAAAATCAATCCAGTTCATCACAAAGAGATAACATAGCGTTCCCAGATCATATTAAGCGAGTTTTAGACCTGTATAAGAGTTTTTAATGTCTTATAAAAATCAGCATGCTCTTTTAACAACTCTTCGAGATGAATTAGCTAAAAAGTCACAGGATCATAGGACTGATACTTCAGACAAAGAATTTGTTCATTTTACAGTAGCTAGAAGAAGTATAAATGCAGGGTGGAAAGAAGCTTTACGTAAAGCGGTTCCGAAAGGCAGCGAGGAAGAAACGTCGGTACTTGCTGCTTCCGGTCTCCAGACCTGG